CCCGACGCACGACGTGATATCAACGAACTGATTAGGGGCGAAGATTCCCTGCTCGGTCGGTGCGACGAAATCACCACAGGCAGCAACCGTCTCACGGTCCCGACCGACGAGACGACGCCCTGGGGTTCTAGTGGCATCCAGGCCTACTGGGATTCGGAACAGAGCCAGGCGACGCAGTCGAAGCCCAGTATCCAAGAGGTGGGCGTCACGCTTCACAAGCTGCGTGCCCTGGCACCTGTCACAGACGAACTGCTTGAAGACAACAGCGCAATGGCGGCCTATCTCAACAGGAAGGCCCCCGAGGTGCTCACGTACAAAATCAACGAAGCAATCGTGCAGGGCACGGGTGCGGGCCAGCCCCTGGGAATCCTGAACAGTGGCGGCAAGGTCGAGGTCGCCAAGGTGGGTAGCCAGGTGGCCGATACGGTGGTCGGTGTCAATGTCATCAACATGTGGTCACGCCTGTACGCACCATCGCGGCCGAACGCCGTATGGCTGATCAACCAGGACGTCGAACCGGAACTGCTGACCCTTCAAAAGCAGGGCAAGCTGGACACCGGCGCATCGACTGCCGACTGGGGCGAGGCGTTGTATATGCCAGCCGGTGGCCTAAGCGGCGCGCCTTACGGCACGCTCTTCGGGCGACCTGTAATCCCGACCCAGGCGTGCGAAACCCTGGGCGATGCGGGTGACATCATCCTGGCCGACCTGGGCCAGTACCTGGCACCGGTCAAGGGTGGCGGTATTCGCCAGTCGTCGAGCATCCACCTCTGGTTCGACTGGGACGTGACCGCGTTCAAATTCTCGTTCCGTATGGGCGGCCAGCCGTGGCTGTCGGCCCCGATTTCGCCGCGTGATGGAAGCACCACGCTGTCTCCCTTCGTCACCCTGGCCGCACGGGCCTAATCAGTAGGAGCAACGATCTTATGGGTTCTCCATTTGTCCAAAATTCGCAGATTGTCAGCGGGTTCGTCCCCGTCGACATGCAAGCCGGTGCAAATACCGGCGACTGGGTCAGCGTTGAGAATTTCAACCACCTGTCGATTGTCTTCTTCAAGGCAGCTGGCACGGCGGGCGATGACCCGACGATTACCGTTTCCCAGGCGACCGACGCCGCCGGTACTTCGTCCAAGGCGCTGAATTTCACGCGCATTTATACGAAGCAGGGCACCCTGTCGAGCGTGGCAAACTTCACGCTCAACACGCAATCGGCGGCGAACACCTTCACCGACGCGACGTCGGCCGAGGTGCAGGCCATTTGGGTGATCGGGTTCGACGCCGATGACCTTGACGTATCGTCGGGGTTCACGCACGTTCAGGCGAGCGTGGCCGACGTGGGCAGCAACGCCCAGGTGGGTGCGTGCCTGTACCTGGCAACGGAGCCACGCTACGCGGCGGCAGTCGCCGACGCTACCAGCGCGATCAGCTGACGGGTGGGGCTTTCTCTTTTTCCGGTCTGGCGCGCCCTTCGGGGCGCGCTAGACTTTTTCGAGGTGGTTATGCGAATCAAATTCACCGCGAAACCCAGCGCAAACGCTGGCGGCGAAGAATTCGCGGTCGGCGAGATTTACGACGTGGACGAACCGAGCGCCTGGCGTTGGGTTCGTCGCAAGGTGGCAGAAATAGTCGAGGTCGAAACGGCCGACGCAGCGCCCCGCAAGCGACGCGGGCGGCCGCGACGGTCAACCAGGGAACACGCCGATGGGTCTGACGCAGACAATAAAGCCGTCGGGTGAACCGGTCACCCTGGACGCGTTCAAGAATCACGCCCGCATCGACGGCGACCACGACAACGAAGCGGCGCAGCTGCTGCTGCGTTCGGCGACGCGGCATCTGGAGCATTTGACCGCGCGACAGTTCATAAACGCGACCTGGCAATACACCTTCGACGCGTGGCCCGCTTCTGGCGTGATCTGGATTCCAAAGGCGCCGCTGGTTTCGGTTACGTCTATCACCTACCTGGACGGCGACGGTGCCACGCAAACGGTATCGACCGACGTGTACCAGGCGGTGACGAACGAGGCGCCGGGTTCGATTCGCTTGAAGTATGGGCAATCCTGGCCGTCGGCCCGAGAGGATACCGACGCGGTGACAGTCACATTTGTCGCGGGCTATGGTGCCGACGCGGCAAACGTGCCCGAAATGGCACGGTTCGCCATTCAGCGACTGGGGACATATTGGTATTGGAACCCTGGCACCAGCGAAACGCCGCTGGACGTCGATAGCGTGGTTCAAAATCTCAAAGCGTTTCCCCGCGTGGAGGTGCTGAATGGCTGACGTGACCATCACGGCGGCCCAGGTTCAACCGTCGACCACGGGGGGCTGGACATTGGGCCAGGGTATCGCCGGGGCCACCATTACCGCAGGGCAACCGATATACGCCGACGCAACTGACGGCGGCAAGCTCAAACCGGCCGACGCCGACGCCGAAGCGACAGCGGCCGCCAGGGGGATCGCAGTATCAAACGCCGCCGACGAACAGCCGGTGCGCTACCTGGTCGCGGGGCCCGTCATCCTGGGCAGTGGCAACCTAGTGCGTGGCCGCAGCTATTTCGTATCGAGTAACGCCGGCGGAATTTGCCGCGAAGCCGACGTGGCGTCAAGCAAATACACCACCGCCCTGGGCCTGGCGACCACGACCAGTGAACTGACCGTGAATTTGCAATCGTCGGGCGTCACGAACAGCGCATGAAATTACCAGCGGACAACATGCGGCACCGTGCCATTCTCCTGGCGTCTGACGAGTCGGGCGACCCGTACGGACAGCCGACGCGTGCGTGGCGTCAGCAGGGCCAGCCGCGATGGGTGAGCATCGAACCCCTGCGAATCCGCGACATATTCGCCGCAGACCAGAACCAGACCACCGAAACGCACGTGGTGCGTATGGCCTGGACACCGACACCACCGACAACGCAGCAGCGTTTGCAACTGCTCACCAGCGGGCGCCTTTTTGAAATCTCACGCGTTACCGATCTGAAGGAAGAACACCGCGTCACCGAATTACTCGTCACCGAGCGTGCCGACGGAACCACCGATGGCTAAATCAGGACGAATTGGCGCCGCGTTGGACCTACAGGGCATTGAAAAAACCCTGGACGCTATGAATCTGCTGGAGGTGAAGGTCCAGGAACGCGTGCTGACCGGTTCGATCAAAAAGGCGGCCAAGCCGTTCGTCAAAGCCGCACGCCAGCGGGTGCCCAGGGAAACGGGGCTGCTCAAGTTCGCCATGGGATCGGTTACGAAAAAATATAAAAAGGCGAACAGCGCCGTGGCGATCCAGGTAATGGGCCCACGCCGCAACGTCGCCGGGAAAAAGGCCGAAACGATACGCGGGCAAGCTGGCAACGCATCACGCGAACCGGCGAACTATGCCCACCTGGTCGAATTTGGAACCGGTGGTCACACGATCCAACCGAAACGGGGCGCCGCCCTGGGCACGCCTGACGGGCCTTTTGCGGTGGTCGACGTAGAGGGTGCTCGGCCACAGCCATTTATGCGAAACGCATGGTCGGCGACTCAGCGACGCATGGAAATGATATTACACGTGCAGCTAAGTAAGCGGGTCGCAAAGGCGGCAGAAGACGCGCGGCGCCAGTCGCGTGAACGGAAGACCCGCGCCGTTGTCAAGGGCACACAGAAATTGACCGCGAAGGGCCGCCGGGGCGTTGGGTCGATCGTCCGAGTGGGGGCCCTATGACACTTGCCACCGATTTGCACGGATACCTGACGCGACGCGTTGACCTGGCCGACCTGGTCGATGGTCGAATCTTCGTATCGAGCGTGCCCGCTGGCGTGTCAATGCCGTACCTGGTCATCCAGCAAATCAGCCTCGACAGCGACAGCAACATGGCCGCCGCGTCGGGTCTTTATACCGCCGGATGGCAGTGCGACTGCTACGCCGAAAGCGTGGCAACGTGCGACGAGATGGCCGAAACCCTGCGCCAGTGCCTCGACGGTTACCAGACAGACGATTTCCCAACCGTCACCCTGGAAGCCATCACCCTGGAGGGCGACAGGATGTCTGCGTCGTACGATCGGCAGGGCGAACTGAATTACACACAGCGGCGGTCTATCGACATCACCATTTGGTATCAAACCAGCGTGCCGACATTCCCGGCAGCGTAAATAGGGGCTTTTTAAAATGGCAACAAAAACAGGGCACGGCGCAGCGGTCACGATTTCAGGCATTACGCTGCGAGAAATCACCGACATTTCGTGGAGCGGCATAAGCCGAAACGCGGTCGAAACCACCAATATGGCAACCGGCGCCGAGACGTCGAACCTCGGCGGCCGCAGCTATGTTGCGGCATCGCCCACCGACGCCGGTGAAGTGACCGTCGAAGCCAATCTAGACACAAACGAGGCCAGTGATGGCTGGATTACCGCAATCGACGCCGACGCCAGTGACGTGGTTCTTACGTTTCCAGACAGCAGTGGAACCTGGACCGCTAACGGATTCGTCACCAATTTATCGTATAGCGTGCCCTTGGAAGACAAGATGAGCGCCAGCATTACCGTGAAACTGACCGGAAATATTGTGGTTGATCCGTAACAAAGGGAAAAAACGATGGACGTGAAAAAGTGGCTTGAAGGCGACGGCGGCGAGCAGGTGCCCGTCGCGGGGTTGGGCGACGTGTTTATTCGACCCATTACCGTTTCGGAAATGTCGGGATGTAAGCAGCGGGCAACGGCGGCGGCGGCCGCGTTGGACGTTGACGAGGAAACGGCCGCCACGCTGGCAATGTGCGCCGCGACGGTGCTGGACGTTGACGAGCGCAAACCGTTGTTCACGGCGGCCGACCTGGCGGGCTTGCCAATGGCGCGTCTCACTGGCCTGATCGAGGTGGTCGGCCGCATCAACGGATTCGACGCAGATTTAGAGGACCTGGCGGGAAAATTGCCGATGACGGAGAACGCCTAATGTGGCTGCGGGTCGCGGAATTTCTGCGGTGCACGCCGAGCGAAGCGCGGCGCCGTTGTACCGTGCCCGATTTCCTGGAGATCGCCGCGTATTGGCTTATCGACCCCTGGGGCCGTGAACGCAGCGACCTGCACGCGGGGATCATTGCCGCGACGGTCGCCAACGCCAGCGGCAGCAGACGCCAGTTTAAGCCGCGTGACTTCATGCCGAAAATATTCCAGCGCAAGAAATCAGCCCAGGAACTAGGGGCCTGGTTCGGCCAGTTCGCCAAGGTGCACAACGCGATTGTGGGGGGCCAGGACAATGGCTAAAAGAACGGTCATTGGCCGCCTTTCGGCCATCCTGAGCCTGAGCAACAAGGCGTTTAACGCGGGCCTGGCCAAGTCGGGCGGCAAGCTTCGCAAGTTCGGTAAATTGGCAAAGGGCGTGGGCGCGGTGGTCGGTGCGTTGGGCGGCCTGGTGGTCGGGTCGGCCGTCGCGTTGGGAATGTTCGTCAAGGCACACGTCCAGGCCCTGGAAGCCCAGGTGAAATTCGGCCAGCGCCTGGGGATTGCCATCGACCGATTGCAGGGCCTGCACGTCGCGGCCAAGCTGGCGGGCGTCGATATTCAGCAACTGAACATCGGCATGCAGCGTATGGGGCGACGCGTGGCCGAAGCGGCCCAGGGCCTGGGCGAAGCGCAGGGGGCCCTGAAGGAACTGGGACTAGACGCCAAGGTACTGTCGAGGCTGAGTATCGACCGCCAGTTCCTGGCGATCGCCGACGCCATGGGCGCCGTGAAAACACGCGGCGACCAGGTGCGGCTAACGTTCAAGCTGTTCGATTCCGAGGGCGTCAGCGTTATCAACATGCTCGACATGGGTGCCGAGCGACTGGGGCGAATCATGCAGTTCGCCCAGAAGATCGGCGCCACCATCGACCAGGACACGGCGCGGGGCGTCTCACGCACGGCCGAGGCGTTGACGATGGCCCAGGTCGCCTGGGAGGGCATGAAGAACGTCATCGCGGTGGCGTTTATGCCGCATATCGAAAGCATTGCGCTGTCGTTCGCCAAGTGGGTGTCAGATTCAGACACCCTGAAAGCTAATATCAAGGACATCGCGGGCGATCTATTAGATACCTCAAAGTCGATCGGCAACGTATTTAAGACGATCGACAGGGTACTAAGATGGACCAGCAAAACTTATAGAGATTTAAAGTGGTTGGAATCGGTCATGCCGTCGGGCGGCAAATTGGCCGCGTTCGGGCCGGCTGCCTTTCTAATGGACAGCGACTTCAGCGGGACCAGCAGAATTGAGGCCAAGACCCAATATATGGCCGACCTGGTGCCGCAGCTGCGACAGGGGATTCCCATGGCACCACACCAAATGGAACACCTGCGAAGCTTCGACAACATGACGCCACAGGGCGCAGCGGTGAGTCGATAACATGGCATTTACGTGCACTCCAAACCTGCTGACGCACGGACCCCTGGCAACGAACGAGGTCGGGGGCGTGACAAAAAGCCATACGTCGAGCTATTTGATAGAGGGCACGGCGGCCGACTTCGGCACCGAGGCCACGGCACCGCTGAAACCTCTTGCCTCGCTTATTTCAGGGCTACCTGGCTCGGGCGCGTCGATGGACGTGATCTCCACCGGCGGCACGAGCAAGTTATTTGTGGTAAATCGCACCTGCCGGATGGAAACGCCCACCCTGGCGATCGTTGACGTTACCTGGCAGCAATTCGAAACACGACTAAACACGCCCGACGGCATCGGAACATCGCACGACGTCGGCACCAAGACCGTGACCACGTCGACCGATCGAGCGGGCCAGCCGATCGAAGTCGCGTTTGGCACCAATAAACAGGTGGCCAGTATCACTGTTATGGACCCGGAGCCGGTCTACTCGATCGAATTGGTGGTGGACGTGCCCGCCGGAAGCGACCCGCAGGTTGTCAGCAACTACTACGTGGGCAAAGTCAATTCGTCGACTTGGCGCGGCTATATCGAAAATTCCTGGCTATGCACCGCCGCCACGCCACGCGTGCTGAACCCCTATGAAATGCCGTGGGGCTACAGGCGTTACGTTTATTCGTTTCGATTCGTCGCGTCGACCTACGGCCAGGGCTGGAACCCGAAGGTCGAGTGGATCGACGCGAATAGCAGGCGGCCACCCGACGGCCTGGAAGACGACGTCGGGCGAAAGCTTGTCACCTGGTACGAAGCGGTCGACTTCAACCAGGAACCACAAAACATCGCAGCTGGACTCTAATAGGAACCACAACAAATGGCCACGACATTCAACGACGACGCATCGTTCAACGGTTCGGTGAACCTGGCGAACGCCACCACGCTGACCATGAAATCTGGCAGCGTGACCAACGGCGCAATACAAGCCAGCGCGGGGATTGATTACGACAAAATCGACCACCTGGTCGAAATCCCTGTGAATTTCGGGTTCGACGATACGACCACCCCACCGACCACCAAATCGTTCACGATCGGGATGCCTTGCGCGGCGGGAGTGCTCCGTTACGTCAAAGCCTGGATGGTGGACACCGGCACGTCGACGTCTATCACGTTTGATTTACACAAGGCGGGCAGCAGCTGCCTTTCGAGTGCCATAGCGTTCACACATTCCGACGCCGACATCACGCCGAAATCAGGCACAATCAGCAGCAGCGCCCTTGCAGCTGATTCGGATTACCTCCAGGCAATCATGACTGTGACCAGTGGCACCAACGCGCACGGCCCCAACATGGTGATCGGATACAGCTATACGGCGACCCCGTCATGATCCCCGATCAGGTTCGGCAAATTGGCGGTGGGGCCTTGGCGATCGTGATGGTCCAGGGGGCGGCGGCGGTGGCCGCGTCGGAGGATTCCAACGAGAACCCCACGCAGTGGATCTATACCGGCAAGCCAGTCGCAAAGGTGGGCAAGGGCTACGGCACGGTGACGTCAAACCCGAACGCCTGGGCGCCGAGCAGTTCATGGGTGACGGGCCCGAACGACGCCTGGCGTGCGGTGGGGGACAAGGTCACCATTTACAACATGCGCGAGGCCAACAACACCTATATCGACACCCTGGCCGCCGTTCGACTGGGCAATGGCGTCTCCCATGCTGGCGATTATCCAGCGGGATTCGCAATGCGACCCCTGGAAATCGGGGGAATTTACCCGGCCATCGCGTTGACCGTCGGCGGCGACCTGGAATACTGGGTCTGGCAGTCGAACGGTGAAGACGGCACCTGCACCTAATGGCTCACTTTATTGGTTGTTGTTGTGCGGAGTGTTCGGGCACCGCCGCCGGGTGCAGCGAGGCCGATAGCGGCGTCACCGGCGGCATTTGCGCCGCGTCCGATGCGATGGTGACGACCTGGGAAATCGAAATCGAGGGGCTCCAGGTCAATACGAATTGGTGCGACCAGTCGGCCGAATGCGACACGTGCTACAAGCCCAGGGGAAGCGGTTCGGGCGAAGGGTCGGCAAATTGTCTACAACCGTATGGTGGTTTGGCGCCGTTCTCGCGGCCGTGTTACGCGCATTCTCTGATGGATCTGAACGGGCTATATCTTCATCCCGCGTATTCCTATTCTGGTTGCACTACGTCCCAGCTGTTACTTTTTCAAAATGACCTTAATAGATATTCGTGCGCTTCATGTGCCGGTTGGAGTTCGGCTACGTGCCACTACATGGCGTTTCTTTTTTCTCAGCTGGATCTGCGTGACCACAGCAGCGACGCAGACTACCCAGGGCCAGTCGGCGCTAAGATGTTTCTTTATTCCCTTTTTCCAGCGTCGGGCGGCGGCTCCGTCGAACCCGCGAACCTGTATTTCCTAAATGACACATTCAAGGCCTGCAATCCCACGCTAAATTGCACCAGTCGAAATGTGTGGGAAAATGAAATCACCGAACCGTCGCCCATTTCAATCACCACCGGCAGCCTGGCACCAGGTGTCGTGATTCCCAGGTACTACGGCGGCACGATCACGATGCGACCGATCTGCGAATGACCATCGACCTGAGCAAATACCGAAACGGCCACCTGATCGCCGAGAGTCGCAAGCGACACGGGCGAACCTGCCGCCACCTGGGCCGCCGCCTTCGGTCGGTCGACGTGCCGGGCTGCTGCGGAACCAGCGTTACCGTGAGCCTGCACGCCTGCGGGGTTCACCACCGCTGTTCACTCGACGTGGCCGTGGGGGCCGAAGGGGCCGCCGCCGCTGGCGTGCCGCCATTTGCATGTTGCCAGGGGTGCTCTGACTGGTCGCCGGGGGACCGTTCAAGTTGACGGGCCCAAATGGCCGACGTAGGGTTCTGACGTGCAGCCCAGAACCAGCAACCTGAAACCGCGCGCCGCCGTTCACCTCTGGGGCTGCACACTCCTTGGCGGCGCGCGGTTACGGGTTGCAGGAGCAATTCACATGCTGACGCTATTCTGGTGCGTGGTCGCCGTGTATGGCCTGTTGGCCGTCTCGCCCTGGATCTACGAACAGGGGAAGCGCAATGGAATCTGCAAATAGACAGCAATTTGGCAAGGTGCCGACGGGCGTGGTGCTGGCGGGTCGACTTGCAGGTCAGACCCGCAGCGGCCTGGCGGTCTACCTGGTACTGGCCGCGACGGGCCAGGCGTGGGTGGCGTCGCCTTCGGTTGCGACCATCGCCGCCGCCACCGGTTGCAGCCGCCGCACTGTTCAGCTGGCCCTGCGTGCCCTGGAATCTTCGGGGCTGATACGGGCCACCGGCCGCCCTGGAGGGGGCGCAATTTCGTATGAAATCACCACCAGCGAGGCGCAACTGGGAGCGGCACGAGGCGCAACCGGGGGCGCCACGATGCGCAGCCCAGATTGCGCCCATACAGAGTTAACAGATTTAACAGAAGCAGCAGGGGCTGCTGCTGGTTTGATTTCTCTTCTGGAGGGGGCAGGGATCGGGGAACCGACGCGTGGCAAATTGGCCGAAGATCTGGCCCGACGTGGCGTCACCCGTGGCGACGTCGCCACCACGATCAGCGACACGCGGTCAGCTGGCGGTGGCCCAGGATTGATCGTGGCCCGTTTGCGTGACCTGTCGCAGCGTCGGACGACGGCAAGGGCGTCAGCGACGGCCGAAGCGTCGACGCGGTCAGAGGCCCGCCAGAGGGATCAGGACTACCGCCGCCGCGTGGACGAGGAACGCCGAAGCCGTGACGCGGTGCTGGCCGGTTATACCGATGCGGAACTGGGCGCCGTCGCGTCGACGGTCGCGGCCTCGTGCCCATTGTTCGCGGGTCGAAATTGGCGAACGAACCAGGGGTTCAGGTCGGCGATGGTGCGGCACCTGGCAACGGCGACACGCCAGGCGGCGACCGCATGAGCGTGCCCGCCGCCATTGTGCTGGCGGGGATCGAGAGAGCGGGCCTACCTGCGCCTGTGGCAGAGTTCAGGTTTCACCCGGTGCGGCGTTGGCGACTGGACTATGCCTGGCCCGACGGGTTCGTGGCCCTGGAGGTGGAGGGGGGCGTATGGTCGCGAGGCCGACATACACGGCCGACGGGATTTCTCAAGGACATGGAAAAATACAACACCGCGACCGCCCTGGGCTGGGCCATCATCAGATGCACGCCGCAGACAATCCTGGCCGACGACACGCTGTCCTGGCTTCGTATGGCCCTGCTCGATGTCGAGGTGGTCGAACATACCCTGGGCGACGACAAAAGCGGCCCGAACGCAGTTCGCCACGGCGACGCGTGGCGGCAGATCACCAGGAAAATGCCCCTATGAAAGAAAACCCGACGAAACCCTGCGTCTGCGGCAATTATTGGCGAACGTTCTGGACCGACGCCGACGGCCGCCGCCGATCCCATAGCCTGGGGCCAGTCGCCACGCTGACCGAGCCCCAGGCGAAGCGGAAATGGCGTGCGTGGGCGAAGACCGATTATCTACTCGCGTCGCGTGGCGTCACGCCTCAGACCGTCGCCGCCGCCGTGTCGCAATGGATCGAGCATTGCCGGGGCTATTACCGTCGCCCCGACGGCAGCGACACCGGCGAAGCGTCGGCCTGTGCGTCGGCGCTGCGTTGGTTGGTTCGTCAGCACGGCGACCTGGCACCCAGCGACCTGCGACCAAGTCACCTGGAAGCGTTGCAGATCCACATGGCCGCCTGCAACGTCGCGCGTACCACGATCAACAGTTACAGCAACCGGTGCAGGCGTTGGGCCAAGTGGGCCGTACGCCGCGATCTGGCGCCGCCCGACCTGGCAACCGGCTGGCAGGCAGTGCCGAACCTTCGACGCGGGAGAACGGACGCCAGGGAAACCGACGGCCGCCCGCCGGTCGGTCGCGTCGTGTTCGCCGTGACGGTCGACCACCTGGGGCGAACCGAGTTCGCCGACCTGGTGCCGCTGGTTCACCTGCTCTGGCATACGGGGGCCAGGCCATCGGAGTTATGCACCATGCGGGGCGAGGACATCGACCGCACCACCACGCCCTGGGTCTACAGGCCGACGCGGCACAAGACCGAGCGGTCCAGCGGCCGCGTGATTCAGTTCGGGCCCCAGGCACGGGCCCACCTGGAACCCCTGGCGGCCCTGGTGACGGGCGGCCCATGTTTCACGGTCAGGGGGCAGCCGGTGACGCAGCGAATCCTACGCGACGCAATACGCCACGCGTGCGACCTGGCCGACGTCGAGGCGTGGACCCCTTACCAGTTGAGGCACGCGGCCCTGGAGCGTATCGAGGAGGCATACGGGCGAACCGGTGCCATGAGGGTGGCGGGCCACCAGGCGGCCGCGACGACCGACCATTATGTGCGGGTCCAGCGTGCGAACGAACAGCAAGCGGCGACCATCGCGGAGGAGATCGGATGACCCAACCCTATTACCAGAGCGAAGGCATCACGATCTATCACGGCGACTGCCGGGCCATCGTGCCCGAACTGCCGATGGCCGACGCCGTAGTGACCGACCCACCCTACGGGGTAGGGTTCAAATATATGAGCTATGACGATGACCCGACCGCATGGTTTGTTCTGATGGACGAAATGGTTCCCAAGATGCGGGCGGCAGCCCCTTTTGTGGTTATGCCGGTTTGCAGAATTGACCGCATGGGGTGGTGGTACGCGAACCATGAGCCTGGGTGGATTATTGCATGGTACAAGGGCAGCCCAGGCCACCGCAGTTTAATCGGGTTCAATGATTGGGAAGCGATTTTAGTATGGGGAAAACCATACAAAAAAATGCACGACCATTTTCAGACCATTAGTTCGCCAATGTGCACAACGACCTCCGAGCGGGTGGCAGGCCACCCGTGTGCGAAGCCCATAGCCTGGGCAACGTGGCTAGTTGAACGCAGCGTGCCCGAGGGCGGTGTACTGGTCGACCCCTTCATGGGTTCGGGAACCACCCTGGTGGCCGCCAAGCACCTGCACCGGCAGGCGATCGGCATAGAGATCGACGAGCGATATTGCGAGCTTGCGGCGAACCGACTGGCCCAGGGCGTGCTACCCTTCGACGCCGAATAACATCACGGGTAACATCAAGCCATGGCGAAACAGCAGGGAAACAGGGCCGCGTCTTGTCAACCCCAACAAAAGCGGCTATCAGTTGGGAGCCTGTTTGCGGGCATCGGGGGCCTGGAACTGGGCCTGGAGCGATGCGGCATGGACGTACGGTGGCAAGTGGAAATCGACCCGTGGGCCCGCCAGGTATTGGCGAAACATTGGCCCGACGTCAGGAGACACGATGACATCAAAACATGGCCCAAACCCGACACCGAGCGAGTCGACGTCATCTGCGGGGGCTTCCCGTGCCAGGACATCAGCACAGCCGGCAAGGGCGCAGGCCTGGCCGGTGCCCGATCTGGCCTTTTCTACGAGGCCATGCGGGTCGTTCGCGACCTGGAACCCCGCTACATCCTCCTGGAAAACGTCTCAGCACTGCTTGTTCGGGGGATGGATTCCGTACTCGCAGCCCTGGCCCAGGTCGGGATGGATGCGGTCTGGCATTGCGTCACGGCTGCCCACGTTGGTGCCCCTCACCGCAGGGACAGGATCTTCATCATCGGATACCGCCCCGAAGCTGTGGCCGACACCAAGGGCGGCCTATTGTCAGGGATCAACGGGCGGCCAGAATCGGGAATCAGATTTGCGGAATGCCGTCAAGCTGTGGCCGACACCAATCGCGATAGATGCGACGAAAATGGGGAGCGAAAGCCTGGCGAGAGCGGTGCGACCCGATCTAAAATTCAGCTATTGGCCGACACCGAGAGCGAACGACGCGAAGAAGGGCGGGGGGTGCAACATGCACGAACCGAGGAACGGGCTACCGGCCGCAGGAGTTACGCCGAATGGTGGGCAACTGAACCCGACGTGGGTCGAGTGGCTAATGGGGTTCCCAGACGCGTGGACCGACTTAGAGGATTAGGCAATGCCGTGGTGCCCCAGGTGGCTGAGTTCGTGGGCCACCTGCTTTTAGACATACACCGGGGAAAAATCCCGGCGCCCCGTTCTAGCAACGCAGGGGGGACCGTGTCCCCCCTGCGTGGGGCGTATTCGCTAGAAACGGAAAAAGACCGATGGCAGGAAGACCACCAGCAAATGACGAGATAACGCGATCCCTGACGATGGTTCGAATTGAATTCATGATCCCCGACGCCGAGCAGAGCGGCGACCTTCTACGCGATCAAATCCAGTCGGTCCTGCTAGCCATGGAGGAGGCCCGCCCGCACCTGGGGGCCCATGTGACCGCCCGCATCATGGCGGTCGACCAGAGCGGCGACGTATGGTGGAGCCCCTCCTACGAACCCCTGGTGATGCTGTCGACCTGGGACACGTCGACCCTGGACGCGTGCCCAGAGTGCGGGGTCGACATCACGCAGCTGGAACCCCTCTGGCATTGGTGTCGCCGTGACGGGGCACGCTGCTATTGTTCGCAGGAATGTCTGCGTCGGGCGATGGTCGCCGCCGCCGACCCGTGCCCAAGAGGGGGTGAAGCATGAAAATCAAACGCATATCGTGCGCCCAGCGGGTCTGGGTGCTCGACTACCTGGAGCGGTACAAGCACCTGACGCCCCTCCAGGCCCTGAAGGGCGGTGGGATCATGCGCCTGGCCGCCCGAATCGGCGAACTACGCAACCAGGGCCACAACATACGCACCGAAATGGCCGTCGAGCGTGGCCGCCGCTTCGCCCGCTATTGGCTGGAATGACCTAGATCCGATCTAGATCCGAATCGGCCAGGAAAGATCCGATCTAGACCCGATCATTTTAGTTTCACGGCGTCATTTTAGTTTCATTTGGGTTTCATTTGGGTTTCATTTTAGCTTTAGAGCTTCATTTGACCTTCATTTGACCTTCATTTGACCTTCGCAAGATCCAGAAAAGATCCAACCTAGATGCAACCTAGATGCAAAGATCCAGAAAAGATCCAAATCGGCCCATACCACCAATTTCTCAGGGTCGACCCTGAGAACAGGAGATCCCCCCCCCCGATGGACACCATCCAAATCATTGAGAACTACAAGAACGACAAAGAACGTGACCTGGAGGTGGCCCAGGGCCATTTCAAGACCGCCGAGGCGAACCTGACGGCAGCAGAACGGGCCCTGGCCGACGCTACCATTCTGCTGGACATGGCCCGCAAGGCGGTTGAAGTCCAAACCGACGTGGATTCAATCGCCCAGGGGCTCGCAGCATCGCCAGAGCCCGACGAATTGTTTGCGGAGCCCGGTACCCTGGAAGCCGCACAACTGGAGGAATGGGCCACCGAAAGCGCGTCGGCGAATCGGCCAGGCGACCCCCAGGCGGTCGACGAGACCACCGAACCCGAACCAGAGGTTCCAGGGGCCGCCGAGACCTGGCGGCCGTCGCAATGGAGAAACGCACGCACGGCCGACGTGGTCGATATTCTGAAAATCTACAGCCCACGCCCCCGCCGCATTACGGCGAAGCAAATCGTTGCCCGTTTCGAGTCGTTGAAGCGGTGCCGCCACATACGCACGAGGCCATCATTTGACGCCAGGGACCGCGTGAGCATCATATTGTCGCGCTTGACCCAGTCGCCCAAGTGGTCGCGGCACGTGGTTCGAGTGTCAAAGGGGTGTTATCAGTGGGTCGAGGGGTGATGGCAATCTAGCGTCGCAATACGCTGCACCACGCTGCGCCACGTTGCAATACGCTGCGCCAAGTCGCAAAGCGTCGCACCAATTCGTTTGTCGGTTGCGTATGGCCCCCCATATAATGGTGCCAGGCGACGTTCTGGCACTAGGGGCTGTATGTATGCGTGTTCTTTTGTCGGTTCTGGCGGCCGCAATCCTGGCAGGATGCGTGCCCGCCGATCGTGCGTTTCGGGAGGTTGAGGGGCCCGCCAAATTGGGCATCATGTCGCCCTGGGGCGTCTCGATGACCGTCGACATTGAGGAGGGCGGCCGCTACTTCGCAGGCCCCGAGTTCGACAGCGTCGACCTGTATCACGCAGGAGACGCCAGCGATGAGTGACCAGGCATATCGCCGAATCCAACAAACGGCCATCGCCCTGGTGCTGGCCCTTGTCGGTGCCGACGCGGGCCAGGATCTACTGGGCGGCGGGGGCACGTACCCCACCGATCGAAAATTCATCTTGGAGCAGTTGGCCGAAACCGACCAGCGCCTTGACCACGTCGCCACGCAACTGGCGACGGTGGCCGAGGCCCAGGCCAGCCTGGCCGCAACGCTTGAGACGTATATAAGGATGGACACGCCAGAATGAGCACCAGAGAACTGCTGATCGTTGTGGCCGCCAGTCTGGTGGTCGTTTGCCTCGCCCTCGCGTGTTGTTGGAGCTAAACCCATGCCAGGCGGCCCCATTTATCCATGCAGCGCCTACCCGGTCGACCAGGGCCTGGTATTCCAACGCGTACACGTCGGTGCTGGCGCGAATTCCAAGCAGGACGTCGGCCTGGGCGTCGCCGACGCCACCACGCTGATTTCCAACGGCACTTGGCGATTGCGGTTCGGCGTGCCGCCCAAGCTGCCGACGGGCACGTGCAAGCTGCGGCTATGGAGTTTGGCAAACGCCACGTCTGGCGTGCTCAAGTTCGGCGTGAACTGGGCCAGCATCGCCGCCGAAGAGAGCCCGAGCGGTGCCACGCTCCAGAGCGAGGGTACGCAGACGATCACCTGGGCAGCAAGCGACAACGACGTTTATAAGGTTACTGACGTCACCCTTGACGGCGACACGGTCGTGGCGGGCGAAATGATCGCCCTGGACCTGACGTTTGAGGATGCCGGGACCACGCTGGCCGTCGCATCTACCCATTACGCCACAATATTGTGGGAATGACATGTTGAACGCCGACGAAATCACCGCAACGGTTCGCAAATTCGCCCGCGTGGCATACGCCGACGCGCCAGCCAGCAGCGACGTGGAAACCATCGCCGCCGCCGTGGCCGCCGTCGACGCCCAGGTAGACCAGGCCAGCGCCGACTGGCTGGCAGCGATGCCTGGTCAATTCGCCGAGGAGGCGACCACCGACCAAAAACGCGCATTGATTGCGTGCGTAGTCGCCGCGAGAAATGGCATCGAATAATGGCGCGCCTGTTCAACGGCACGAGCGAACTGCTGTCGACCACGTCGATTCCTGATGGGTCTTTGCCTATGACGTTCGGGGCCTGGGTCCACATGTCAGACGTATCGAGCGTGCAAACCGTGTTCTGCCTGGCTGACGCGAGCAGTAATAACGTGTTTGAGCGTTTGCAGCTGTCGGGTGCCACCCTGCGATTACGAACCAACGACGGCGGCAGCGCCCGCAACGTGATTAGCAGCGGCACGATGTCGGCAGGCACCTGGCAGCATTGCGTGGGCGTGGTCACGTCGGCCGCGTCTCGTACTGTCTATATAGACGGCGCCAACGCCGTGACGGGCACCAATTCGTTCACGCCAGCCCTGGCCCGTATGGCGATCGGTGCCACGATTCGTTCATCGGCCACGCAGCATTTCCTGGCTGGCCGCATTGCCGACGCCTTTTTCTACGACGTCGCCCTGGCCGCCGATGAGGTGGCCGCCCTGGCCGCCGGTGCGTCGCCCCTGCTGGTTCGTTCGGGCAGCCTGTTGGGCTATTGGCCCCTTTGGGGCATCGCATCGCCTGAGACGGACTATATGGGCAACACGTCGATGGCCCTGACGGGTTCGCCGTCGGCCGCTGACGGGCCGCCCATGGCGTCGAATTTCGCCGCTTCTGCGTCGATGCCTCAATCGGTTGAGGACATCACCCTCGGCCCCTACAGCGTGGCCGCTTCCAGCAGCTACCAGGCAGGGTCGCCGACGTCGGAGCGATGGCAGGGCGGCGGCGTCATGACCGACGAATACCAGGCGGGAGGCATTACCAGTGGCAGCGTCTAACGTGGTCCAACGCATGCACCAGTTCAGCGTGCTGGAAGATTCGACGGTATCGCTGATGTTTCGCGTATTGGGCGACGACGCCCAGGCGATTACCCAGGCGACCATCGCCAGCGTGACCTTTGCAGCGTTCGACCTGGACGCGACGACGCCCACCAGCGCCGTGTCGACGGCCACGTTGACGGTTTCTGACGTGGTGTTCGACACCTACCAAACTGATGACCGCTGGCACGCGGACACCGTGGGCTACAACTTCCGGCACGACATCGCCGCCAGCGTGTTCGTGACCGGCGGTCACACTTACCAGGTCGAGTACAAATTCACAGCCGACGGCGGCGAGATATTCCACATACTGGCCCGAGTGCAGGCGGCGCCCATCATGACCACGTGATGCCCAACTGTGCGCCAACACTCGACGCGAAGTATCGCCGACAGGCCCAACCGGTGGCCGTGTTGCGATCGCCCGAGCGTCGGCCGTCGCCGTCGGCACGCGGCTATGACCATCACTGGGTCACCCGTATCAGGCCCACGCAGCTGGCGACGGAGCCCTGGTGCCGCCATTGCCTGGCGACTGGCCGAGCGGTCGCGGCCACGGACGTTGACCACGTGGTGCGGCTGAGTGATGGAGGCACCAACCACGCCTCTAACCTCCAGTCGTTATGCCACTCGTGCCATAGCCGCAAGACAGCAGGAGAGGGGGGGAGGGGAAAAGCTGGCCCTGGGGCCGCAGTAC